TTTTAGTTGTTCAGCAACATCAATCATTTTTTCTGCACAAAGTTCATGTATCTTTTTGTTTGAGATAATAACTTTGTCGATATCAAGATTAGGTAACTCAAGATATACATTCTCCCTACTACCTTCGTTTGTAAGATTCTTAAGTGACTCTTCAAGACTCTCAACTGTCTCTGCAGATACTTCTTCAACACCTGTATCTCCACCTACATGATTATCAACTTTGATTTCAATCTCAGTTTCTTCCTGTGTTTCACCATCGTCATCTGCATCCTCATCAGATTCGTCTGATTGACTCATTGGCATTTGCATGCCTTCACCATCACCATCACCATCCATTTCAAGATCAAAATCCATATCAAGATCTTCTACCTTCTCCTGCTCTTTTCTCTTTTCTTCTGAAAGGCAGTAATCATATAATGCTTTAGCAGCCTTAAGTGTATCTTCAAATGTCTCACATAAATCAATCTTATTCACAAAGAACATTTCATCAGAACTAAATGGAATGTCATAGTAAGTACCAATCTTATAGTGTAGATTCACACGATCAGCAAGAATCATTTCACCAATATCTTTTTTCTTAACTTGAAAGAAATCATTATTATGCAACTCAGTGTAACCCTTATAAAATGTTTTTGAGATACCATCATATCTTCTCTTCATCAACTTCTCAATACGAGCATCTTCTACAATATTTACAAAACTTGGATGTACCTCATATTCTTTCCACCACTCTTCATCAGGTGTATATAATGCATGACCAACCTCATGACTTACAAGCATATCAATCACATTCTCAGATGCCTTATCCCAAAGTGGTAGAGTCAATACTCTTGTCTGTACATTAAATTGTGCAGTCTCTACTTTCTTATGCTCAACAACTAAGTCTTCTGTAGCAAGTAATTTAGCAAGTTGTGATTTGATTTCGTGTCTGATGGTCATGGGGTTTCTTATCTGATATACCTATGATAACAACGAAACCGCCCCTTGGGACGGTTAAGTAGACACTTTGTCAACTGTCTACTTCTTTTTCTTGCTTGTCTTAATGCTTGCGGTTTTAAATGACGTTTCTGTTCCTTCTTGGAATGATGCTGCCAATTAGGGACTTTCATGACTCTCCTAAGATTCTTGAATACCGTCTAATACTTCCTGTAAACTATTCGCACGGTCTTTGTAATAAGATACCTCTTCAGATAACACATCAAGTATGTCACCGACTATTTCTTTTGGTTCAACTCCTTCTTTGAAGTAAGTTTCGATTGCTTCAGATAGATATCTTTTACGATTCCACTCTGGTGTGTAAGGACTATATTTCATGATGAATACACTTCATTCTACCATTGTATACGATTTATTTAGATTTGTCAATCCCTTTGTCTCCAATCATCGGGTTTATCTCTTTTAAACCAGTCATTTATATCGTCAGCACTTCCAAACCCCTCTGTATGATTGGATGGGTCGGGGTCTCCTAAACCCATCCTATTCAGAAAATCATCGGTTCCTCCTGACTCCATATCAGGATTTCCTGCTTTTTGTCGTGCCTGACGCATCCATGTGGCTGCAGTAGTGTTTGCTTTAGTGAGTTTCTCTGCCCAAATCATCTCCCGAAGAGGAACTGCTTCACCGGCAACGATGGATTTACAGATTCGTTTTAAACGAAGACGATATTGAGTAGAAAGCATGTTACATTACTTAACAGTGTCCAATATATTTATTGTAGGAGACCATCCAAGTTTTTTTAATTCTGTGATATCCGCACATGTTATATCCCTCTCACCCGGTGTTTCTTCCTTAATTGGTAGGTGTCCCATACCCATTTTGGTTGCTAAATCAATTACAGCGACAGGATTTGCAGTTCCTACATCTAAGACTCCAGTATAGTCACTTTCTGCAAGAAGTGCAATCGCTGACACAATATCATAAACATGTATCCAATCTCTTTTATGTCTGGTGAGATATGTAACAGTCTTATCTTCAAGCATACGATACAGCATATCTGACCGACTTACTTTCTCTGCATACACATTAAAGAATCTCATACCTACACTATTTGGTGGTGCTTGAATTTCATTTACTTTCTTTGTAATACCATACGCATTGATCCACCATTCATATACTGATGCAGAACTTGCATACAAACATCTTACATTATTCTCTCTACAATACTCAAATATTGGAATTGACTTCGTAACATTGTTTTCCCAAAATAAATCAGGATTTTCAATTGCTTCACGGATTGCAGCATTCGCTGCAAGGTGTACCACCAAATCATATTTCTTATCTGTTTTAAAATCACCTAGATCATATGGAATATCATATCCATCAACCTGATGTCCTTGCTGTAAAAAGTATTCATACACATGACTTCCAATAAACCCAAGATGTCCAGTAACTAAAATTTTCATACAATCCTCCGACTAAATCCACGAACTTTATCAAACTTCATAAGGTTATCAAACTTATCATGTAAGTCCGACTTATGAGATATAACAAATATATTAGCATCTTTAATCACAAAACGAATTATCTTCATAAATTCATCGACACCAAATCCATCAAGAGAACTATCAAATACTTCATCCATAATTAATAGATTTGTATTCACAGAGTTCTTAACTCTTGCTACTTCTCTCCAAGTAAACAGTAATGCTAAGTCAATACGCATCTTCTCACCTTCACTAAATGATGAATATGAAAAATCTTCATGTATTGGTGACTCTACTGTTTCATTAAACTCCTCATCTAACTTAAAATTGATATAGAAATCCATCATCTGCAGATAACGATTGACCTGCTGATTGATGAGAGGTAGGTATTTTCTGATTATTTTAGTCTTGACTCCATCATCTTTGAGTAAAGAATACGCAAAGTCATGATGAACTATATCCTGATTTCTTTCGGAAAGTTTATCGTCAGTTGTTTTGAGACTAGTTTTAAACTCTTCTAACTTTTCATGCTCAGTATTTCTGTTTTTAAACTGATCGGTAATAGTTTGAATTTCTGATTCAAGTTCTCTGATCTGCTTTTGATTGATAGAGATGTGAGTATTGTTTTTAGAAATGCCATTGTTGAGTTTAGTAATCTCCTTTGTTAGTTTGACAAACTGACGCTGTTTTTCTTTTTCTTCTTCGATTGTATTCTCTAAGTCTTCAAAACCTTTTTTAAGTTTCTTTGCCTCAGATTGAGCGTCTTCAATCTTATTTAAGCGAAAGTCTTCTTCTATATGCTGAGTACAGGTAGGACAAACCGTATTCTCTTTGAAGAACTTATGCTCTTTGGTAATGTTAGATACCTTATTCGATATCTGTCCTTTAAAATTGTTCAGTTTGGACAGTTTCTTGTCAGCACCTACAAACTTTTCTTGACTCTTTGTTAAGTCTGAAACTGAATTCTCTAAGTCTTGATTTATCACAAGATAATTTTCAGATTCAGATATTAATGCATCTATCTTATTTTGATTAGAATTAATACTATTCTTATGTTGATTATCTACTTCTTGAATAAACTTATCTTGCATCTTAATCTTATCTTCTAAGTTCTCCCGTTTTAAATTAAGAGATCGAACTTGTTCTTTTTGTATTCTTAATTTATCTTTCAATAAGTTATTCATAAATGAGAAGATACGAATATCAAGTAAATCCTCAATTACATCACGACGAACTGAACTTGAGAGTTGCATAAAGGGTATGAATGTGCTACTTCCAAGTATAACTATCTGAGTAAATGACTTATAATTAACTTTTAATATATTTTCTTCTAGAATCTTTTGATTTGATCGATCATCAGCCTGTCGATGTAAAGGTTCTCCATTGACTTCAATGTCAAATACAGTTGGTTTCATACCTCTACGAACCACATATTCCCTTGCATTTACATCAAATTCCAGTTCAACTACAGAATCTTTTTCATTAACTGTGTTAACTAACTGAGATTTATTGATCTTACGGAATGGTTTATTGAATAAAACAAAGGTCAGTGCATCTAACAAAGTGCTCTTTCCTGAACCATTGTGACCAATTATTAAGTTTGTATTCTTCTCAAGGAAGTCAATTTCTGTCCAATGGTCTCCCGTTGACAGGAAATTCTTCCATTTAATCTTCTTGAACTTTATCATTACTAGTTGGAATCACAAGGTCATCGGGTGTGATGACAGCATACTTATAATTATACATGCTACAGGTCTTAATGGCAAGGTCATCTTCAACTTCTATAACTTTCATGTTTTTTTCTTGTTGTTCGAGGTTATCCTCCAACATCATCGCATAGCGAACAGCATCATCCTCTTCTTCAAATAAAAAGAGAACTTTGTCTCCATCAGAATCTTGTACAGCATATGCACCGTCATCCTTCCGATTATTAAGAGTAAGTAAATACATCATTCTACCTCGCATGCTTGTCTATACAGATCACGAAAAATGTTTTTTACAATTCCTTTGTCAAATTCAATCTCAGATTCATCAATATAACGATTTAAAATTGAAATTGTATTTTCATCTTCTTCAATGTCAAAATCTTTATTCTCAGCGATTGCAAAATTCTCAACAATCTTTAAATCGTGAACTCCTGATCGATATAATTTATCAATAAATTTTTGGAATTCTTTTGGATTTGATTTCTTACGAACTATAACTTTTACAATTTTATTATGATATTGAGTTGTATTAAACAACTTATGATTAGTATCTTCATAATATATGTTATAAAACAATTTATAAGGATTGTTAACTGGAGTCTGTTCCTGAGTGTCAGTATCAAACAAATGATACCCTCTTGGATCGTTTACATCATTCCAAAACATTTCATATGGATTACCTAGATAAAATATTTTACCATCAGTAGAGCGTGTGTGAAAGTGCCCTGAGAAGACTTTATCAAACTTATCAAACACCTTTACATCCATACCATCTTCCATCATATGACCACGAGTTGCCTTGAATCCATTTAATTCAAGATGTCCCATCGCAATCTTTGCTTTTGAATTTTGAATTACTTTAAGAGTATCATCATGATTATCAACACTAATCCAAGGTAAAAGAAGAATATCTAATCCATCAATATTAATATCTGTTGCTTTTGAATAAGTTGTTATATTGTCGTAGTCAGTTAATAATAACTCTGGAGAGTTTATTTCATTTGTATTTTTATAGTAGCAGTCATGATTTCCTGTGATTGCGTGAACCTGATACTTCTTCATCGGTTCAAATACAACTCTCTTTGCCCACTCTAAACTATAATAATCAATGGACTTTCGACTATCAAATACATCACCCATATGGATAATAGTATCAATTCCTTCTGCTTCAAGTGAAGGAAAGAATACATTTTTATAAAATTGTTCAAAATAATCATGTAAATGCTTTGACCCTTTACGTGCACCATAATGAGTATCGGTTATAATAGCAACTCTCATCTCACTTTTCTCCTTCTTTTCCTTCTCTTATACTCACCTAGTCCTAATAATCTCATAGGAGGTCTAATTAAGAAGTGCTCTACAGTAAAGATTCCAAACATTACCAATAGGAAACCTGTCATCCCAATAAGGACAATAGGTTCTAATATTTTTTC